CCGGCGGGCCGCCTTCGCCCCCGACGTTGAATGCCTTATCGACCGGGCGCACCTGGCCGTGCGTGGCCAGATGCGTATCTCGCGTTCGGTCGTCGCCGGTCGCAAGCCAGACCTTCAGCAAGTCGGGGAAGCGCTGTGCGGCCCCCTGAAGGCCAATTTGTGTCGCTGCATTCTGCGCGGCGATCGTCTCGGTGCGCAGGATGAGTTCGGCCTTGTAGCTCAAGCCCGTCGAGCCCAGCTCTCGGAAGAGCCGCTCATTGCGAATCCCCACGATGTGCGTGATCTGCTGCATGACTTCGAACGGCGTGAGCTCGCCGAGGAACCCGACTGCCACCACCTGGGCGATCTGTGCCCGCATCGCCTCCGTGATCGCCGTGATCCTGTCGAACGTAAATGCCTGGAACGCGTCGTGCGCCCGCAGCATCCGGGCTGCCGTGAAGCCCGGCGTCCCAGCGAAGCCCTCGGGTGCGTACCATGCCGCTCCGGCTGGCGTTGTCCCGGCGGGCACGGGCTGACCGAAGCGAATGATGCGCTGGCCAAACGTCTCGCCGCTGACCCAGCTGGCCTCGAAGGCTTCCATGCCGCCGGCGACGATGTCCTCGGCTGCCCGGCGCACGATGCCGTCCACTTGGGCCCGGATCGCCGCGATGTCACCGCCGCGCCAAAGCTCGGCGCTCAAGGCAGTGCTGAGTTCGTTGTGGAGCAGGGCCAGTCTGTTGAACGCCGCTTGCACCGCCCGATCGCTCAGGCGGTTGCCGGCCACCAGCGTGTCGTAGATTGAGCGCCGGAATTCCGGAGTCGCCAGTGTCGCCAGTGCCACTCAGCCAGGCCCCCAGCCCTCGAGCTCCACGTGCTCGTGCCATCCGCATCCGTCATGGGTGCAGACGACACTCGGCGTCACCCGGCCAGCGTGGCCGGCCCCGCACACGACCATCGCCGTGAACCGCCCGGTGTTGCCGATGCGCACCGGCCGCCAAGTCAGCGGCGTGTCTGGATCCAGCGTCGGGCGCAGAGCCCGCCTGAGTCTCACGCCTCTTCCTCTTCGGGCTCCTCGTCTTCCTCGTCTTCCACTGGCTCCTCGTCGTCTGACTCTGGCTTCGTGCCTGGCGGCTTCCGGCCGTTCCCCCTGCCGGCCAGGGCCGCAGCAAAGTCGGCCCGGGCCTGCTTGTCCGCCTGCGACTCCTGATCGGCCTCCAGCGCCTTCTCGACGTCGATCTCTACGCCCAAAGTCTTGGCGACTGCCGCCAGAAGCTCAAGCGCAGGCCGCAGCGGCAGAATTCCCGCCAGGTGCGCCTTGTACACTGCCGAGACAACGTTGTCCAGGGCCGTCGCCGCCGCCGTCACGTCCTTGACCGTCATCTCGGGCAGCGTGATGCTGAAGGCCTCCCGGGCGGCTTGCGTGACGGGTTGGCCGTCGACGGTCTGTTGCTCGCCAGCCTCATCGGTCACCGGAACCTCTTGGGGCAGCAGCCCCAGCGCCACCAGAATATCGATCTGGTACTGGCACATCTGCGTCAGCGCATCCTCGACGAACGCCTGGCGGCGGCGGAGCATCCGATACGTGGGCTCTCCCATCTCGGCCGCTGTCGCCCGGTTGGTGTAACCGCCCTCGGCTACCCAGTGCTCTGGCACGCGCATGCCGCCGGCAATGAACACTCGCAACTGGCGCACGATCGTCTCGATCTCGGCCGTCCGCAGTGTTGGATTCTTCGCCTCGAGCGTCGTGTTCTCGTTGTGGGCGTACACGCTGTTGGGCGGCGCGTTCTCCAGTTTCTTGGCCTGGTGTTGCAGGTTGCTCTCAAGCTCGGGGGCCGTCTCGCTCCCGCCCTTGATCTGCAGGTCCCACACGAACTTGCTGAGCATGGCCACGTGCTCAGCGGCGTCAAAGAATAGCTCGTCATAGCGATCGAGCCAGTCGATCATTGGCAGCAGGTCGGGCCGGCCCCGCGTGCCCGTCGAGACCTTGTTGATCTGGAACAGGAAGCAATCGCCGGCCAGGGGGACGCCAGCGAGCAGCTCGCCCTTTTCGATGACGGCCGAGCCGCTGGCCTGCTCCCTGAACCGCCATGCCTGGCCGCTGACCGTCTGGTCGCACCTGCTAACCAGCGAGGCCAGGGCCCGATGATCCGGGCGGCCATTCAGCCGCCCCAGGTTCTCTGTAAGCCTGGCGTAGGCCTCGTAGTCCCGGCGGCCTCGCATCGGCTTCTGCAGGCCGTCTGACTTGACGAGCGCATAGATCAGTCCTGTGCTCTCGGTGCCTTCCGGCTTGATTTGCACAGCGAGCACGTGCCGGCGATTGCCCGGCGCTGTGATGACGGCTTCGATTTGCGATGGATCCACTGGGGCCAGGCGCAGCCTGCCGTCGGCCTTGATTCCCTGGTCGCTGCCATCGCGCACGACGGCCAGCCGGAGCACCTCGCCGAACATGCCCAGCTCCCTGACAAGGGTCTCGGTGCCTTCGCCATCCATGTCGTTGACCGGATCGAACCAGAAGGCATCGAGCGCCTTTTCCACCTCCGGGTCTTCCACCGCCAGCGTTGCTCCGTCGCCGACGACGTAATCGACGATGATCTCGGTGAGGGCCTTGGCCAGGGGGTTGGTGTTCCACAGGCGATAGGCTGCCTGGATCGCCCGCTCTTGGCTGATGCTGCTGAGATCCCTAGGGGCCGCCCTCGTGCTGCGGTAGCCCAGCGCCAGGGGCTGGCCATCTGGCCCTGTGTAGGGCGGCTCGTCGTTCCCGCTGTAGTCCGTTCCCTCTCTGAATCCCGAGAGGTAACCCCTGCTCGATGCCGCCTTGATCGCATCGGAGATGCGGCGCTCGACGTCGTCCGCTGTCAGACCGCCGATCAGGTGGATCGTCCGCTCTCGCATGCGCAGTCCGCGTCTATTCGCCATCGCCCGCGCTCCCTTCCTCACGTGCCGCACCCGTCTGATACTGGTCGAAGTGTCCCGGTGCCTGCGTCACCCGCAAGTCGGCGAGCACCTGGCCATCGACGTCGATGCCCCAGCCTGCCGCCATTTGCAGAAGCAAACTGACGGGCTTGCCAGCGACCGCGACGATCGTCACGCCCTGGACCGCGTGGCCTATATCGATGCCACAGAACTCCACTTTGCCTATGCCCCGGCCGTCAATGTCCAGCCGGAGGTTCGGTCTGCCGTTGCCCTCCGGCCCGGCCTTGGCGGTATCGTCTGTCATAGTGGGTACACCTCTTTCAGGATCCACAGCGCTGCTCGCGCGTGTGGCGGATCTGCGGTCTGGATTGCCCGCAGCAGCCACCACCCACTGACGCTGGTGCCGCCCGGGAGGTGATTCGTGGGCCGCTCGCCGTGTTTGATGATGCTCGCATGCACTCCCATTGCCCTGGCGAACGTCTCTTGCCCTTCGTCGAGTCGGCCCCTGGCTGCTCGTAGAGCATTGGCCATTCTCCGCCGGCGTTCGTGCCATTCTCGCACACCTGGGGGATCCGGCACAAGAGGCCGGGTCATTGCCAGGTGCTCTTGCGTGCCCGCCGGCCGCCTGGCTCCACAGGCCCACGCTGCCACGTGGCCCGATCGCTCTGCGCCCCGCGCTTGCGGGCAGCCTTCACGAGAACCGATGTCTCGCCGGATGCCGGCGGCCCAATGATGTCCAGGGCTGCGTTGGCGTACAGATCCGCGTGAGCGAAGTGGTCGGGCCCGCTGTCGATCCAGCGTGCCACGGTGTTGCCGCCGGCCGTCTTCTCGATCACCCTGGTCAGCACTCCAAAGTGCCGGATGAAGTCAGGCACTGCGCTCGCCGTGCTCCCCGGGTTGGTGATCTCGCCGCCCTCATAGGCTGCTCGCAGCTGGTCGAAGTGGCGGGTGCGGTCGAGTTCAATGGCGTACTCCTCGCCCGCCTTCTCCCGGGTCGGCTCGTCATGCTTGGTGCCCTCCTTGCCGCCCACGTAGAAGGCCACCTTCACCTTGTGCCGCCATCGCTTAGCGAAGTCCAGCGATGACTTGGCTTCGGGCAGGGCGTCGATGACCGCCTGGCGCACGCCGTACCGCTGCATCAGGTCGTCCAGGCGATCCCACCCTGTCTCGCCGATCCAGAGCGCCGGCCGCGTGACCTGGCGGTGCTTGCCGTCTTCGTCCTCGATCTCGACCACCTCCCAGCGCCGGATCACCACATGCAGCACCGCCCCAACATCGATGCCCATCGCCGTCCGCACGCCGCTCTCGGCCATTCCGTAGTCGCCCATGGACGCCCGCATCACGCTTTCGCTGAAGCCGCCGCCCCTGGGCTGGTAGGGCAGGCCCAGGTCCTGGTTCCACCACTCCTTGATCTTCGTCTCGTCCAGCGTCTGGCCGGCGCGGATCAGCCCGGCGAGATCTGCGTTCGGGCTCGCCAGCTTGTTCACGACGTAGCCGTGGATCTCTCGGCCGGGATGCCGAGCCACCCAGGACGTCTTCCCCCGGCGCACGTCCAGCGCCCGGCCGCAACGGTTGCACGCCACAACGGGCTGGCTCGTGCCGCGCCGGCGAAACCACTTTAGCGGTCGGCCGGCGTCATCCGTCTCGCTGATCAGGTTGCGAAACGGATCCAGGCTCTGCCAGCGGCCGCAGCCCCCGCACTTGATCCGCCATTCCCTCTGGTCGCTCTCGGTGATGACGCGATCGATCCCGAAGTCAGGCAGGCTCGGCGTGCTGATGAAGCGTTGCCACTTCAGGGCCGAGTGTCCCAGCCGCTTTTCGCCCAGCGCCACCGCCCGCTGGTCCATCTCGTCCAGCTCGTCGAAGGTCACGAGGTCGACGGCCGCCACCTTCAGCTGCGGGGCCCGCCCGTCCTTGCGCACGCTGGCATGGCGCAGATACAGGAACCTGTCGCGGATCCTCTTGAGCGTTAGCCTGTCCGCCTGCCTGGCTCGGTGATCGCCGGTCTCGACCAGGGGCCTGACGATACCGGCGATGTACGGGCTGGCTTCGATGGCCAGCCCGATCCGGGTGGAACTGAAGTCCTGGACGTCGCCCGTGCCCGGCAGCAGGTAGAGCGCGTTGGCCCCCCGGGCGTCGCTCGCCCAAAAGGCATCGGTGATCGCCCACTCGCTCATGCCCATCTGGCTGGCCTTCCGCACGGCGATCACCTGGTGCTCGTCTTCGTAGAGCCCGCGCAGGTACGGATGGTCCTCGAAGTCGAGTCGGACGTCGGGCCACAGGAACTCCCTGCGGGTCAGCGCCCAATCGATCCGAGCACCCGGCGACCCGCGGCCCGCAGCCGCTGGCCCGGTGGGTCGCCGCAGGCTGTCGAT